TAAAAAGATAATGCTTTTATTCTATAATCTTTATAAGATGTCTTCATCTACATACACACTCTCTGTTGCTAACGAAAAAATATGGAAATTCTATAAAACATATCCATCACTCTCTTTTGAAACAGCAAACCTGCTTTTCATAGATTTTATGGAAAAAATTATTCCAGACACAAAAAATGGTCTCAACACTTCTCTCGCAGAACAACTTGTAGAACAAATGAAACATCTACAAACACAAATGGTTACTGTAACCGATAATATCTCTCAGTTTCGCAATGAAAATATTCATAATCTTTCAGCAAAGCTTTCTGAGTTCAAGAGAGAATATATGGATGATATTAAAATGATACTTACAAGCAATGTCTCTGATAAAATCGCTCCTTTATTGAAAGAACAAAATTCTATTTTGATTGATAAAACTCATCTTCTTATAAATGATATTATTCCAAAAAATAATGAAAATCTCTCTAAACAAATGAATGAATCCATTAAATCTCTTCATTATTCAATCACCGAAGATACAAACAAGTTTCTTAGTTCTTCTATAAATCCAAGAACTTTACAAGACTTTATTTCAAACTTGGAACAAAAGTTCGCTCAAAGCGAACAACGCATTGAAACAAATATTAGAGATATAAAAAACACAAATGACAACATTAGAGAGATTTCAACCGCTCATCAACAAACATCCATTTCTCTCAACGCAACGGTTAATGATATGCTTAGAAAAATGGAAAATGCTTCTACTAAAGGAAAAATATCTGAAAATATAGTTTTTAACATTATTAATTCTTTATTTCCCAGTGCTATGGAAATTCAATATGTTGGAGACAAGAAAGAATCCGGTGATATTATGTTGGTTAGAGAGAATAAACCAACTATATTGATTGAAAACAAAAACTGGGATAAAATTGTATCAAAAGATGAAGTAAAAAAGTTTATTCATGATGTTGAAACACAAAACTGTTGTGGTCTTTTTCTCTCTCAGAATACCGGCATTGCTAATAAACGCAACTTTGAAATTACAGTTCATAATAATAAACACATTCTATTATTTATGCACGATGTTAATTATGATGCTGAGAGAATTAAATTAGGTGTTGAAATTATAGACCACTTCAAAGAAACTTTGGATAAGTTTGATGACAAAAGCGAAATTGATACTATTGATAAAGATGTTTTAGATTCTATTAGCAAGGAATACCAAGAATGTTGCTCTCAGAAATTAAATATTATTAAAATGATTAAAGACTTTGGTCTTAAATTGACAAAACAAGTTGAAGAAATCACTTTTCCTAACTTGGAAAACTATCTTTCAACAAGATACACATTCTCTGTCGGTAAAATGGTTTGCGAATATTGTAACTTTATCGCAAAGAATCAACAAGCGTTGTCCGCACATCAGCGTGGATGCTCTGTTAGAAAGAATATGTCAAAGACTGATTGTGTATTGCCTGACATAAATACTGAAATGTCTTCTTCTTCATCCACCTCTTTACAACAACCTCCTTCTATTATTGCTAATGACGCAAAAAAACTAAAAGCAACAAAGCTTAAGGTGTAAATTCATTCATGTAAATATTTATGTTTATTAGTTATCTAATAATAAACATATTTTTAGAATATTTATCATATTATATTGAAAAAAACGGTGCCACTTATTACAAAAATGTCGGTTTGTGTATTTGGAAAGAAAAAAACAAAAACACATCACGATAATGAAGAAAACTTTTATACTCCTTTCAAAATTCTAAAACTTACAACCATTGCCATTATATTTATTGGTGCTCTCCTTATTTTTATTTCATATGTGAATAAAATAAAAAACCAACTCTATACACAAATAGATGCGGTTGGAAATGAAAATAAAAATACATCATCTGCTCTTGTTCCCGTAGAACAACAAATGTATGATGAATTAATTTATATATATGAAAATACAACATCACATCCAGAAAATGATAATTTTAAATCAGCATTAAATGATTTAAAAAGACTGTCTTCGTCCATTGAAGATACCATTCAAAATGCGGGTTCTCAAATACAAACATATATATCTCTCGCAAATCCATTCAATCATGTCATCGCAAACTTGTTAATACCAGATAATAATCAACTTGTTATAAAAAAATTGCTTGGTGATAGGTCTAATCAAATCATATCTTCAAATAAAGAGATAGTAAAAATTCGTATGAATGAAATGGCTGGTGAAATAACTAAAGAAATACAAGAAATACAAAAAACAATAAATGAATTGAATGACCCCAATTTAATAAAACGAGCCAATCATTACATTCAAAATGTTTTAGTCTATTTTGTATCACCACATGCTGTATTAACCACCGGAAAAATTAAACTGGATAAAATTACGAATATACTATCTAAAATAGAATATATTAAAAATGACTTTAATGTGGGTGTTAAACAACTTTTAGCTGAAGTCAAAATTACAGCTGATGAATACAGTAATAATTTACATAATAATATTGTCGTATTATATTGGTTGTTCGCAACATTATCCTCTTTTGGTGCGTTGTTTATATATGAAATAAATATATATGAAATAAAAAAACCAAGTGAAAAACTCACCACAAGCGTTGAAGATATTACAGTTTCTTCGTAGTATTATACAAATAAATAAATCGTTAGTATTCAATATAGTATATATCACAATGTATATGACACCTATTCTTTTTTGGTGTTTCATATTTATAATTATATTCATTCTCTCTTATCCCAACTTTTACAATTCTATTTTCATATGTCTTTTTTGTTATATGTGGTGGAATTATCTTATTCCCGATATACTTGATACTTCATGTTATTATCTCTCTATTAGAAGACGCAAACAACATATAAATAAAGAAAATACATCAGCAGATTTAATTTCATACATATCTAATAATTACACAAATAATTCACAATCTGTATTAGATAAATATGGCAACCTTCCAATAAAATCTCTCACTATTTACCGCACTCCAATCGCAAATATACTTGAAACCGTTTTAAATGGACTTACATTTGGCAAATGGAATTATTTGAAGAAAAAGTTTGAAATTGACACTTTTTTTCATCTTTCTCTCATCGCGAACATTGATTATGATGGCGTTAATAAAAATATTATTATTGAAAAAAACGAATTGATTAACATTTCTGCCAACTATGATAAAAACGCATTCATACATTCACAAAAAATGTGTATTGATATTGAAAAACTACGCAGTCGCAATGTAGCACTAACCATTAAAAATTTGCTTGAAAATACCAGAAGAAAAGTAGATGATGACAAGTTTTTTTTATATGATGCCTTTGAAAACAATTGTCAGATTTTCATCAAAAATATATTGAAACATAATAAATTATATAACAAAACTTGTAATACTTTTTTAAACCAGGACATTAGTCGGTTTTTATCACACATTCCATATTATTCCAAACGAATTATAAACTTTTCTACCAATTCTTTTGCGGTAATACAAAATATAATACAGAAAATATAGCATTACAATATGGATTGTATTATATATATGTGCGCAGCAGTAGCAGCAACAGCAACAGACAATACAAACGACATCTGGACTTTCTATATTATATATAACCAATCGGCAACCTATGCCGGCATTTCAAATGATTATATCCAGCGGTTAAGAAAGCACAACGGAGAGATTTCTGGCGGTGCCAAATATACAACAAGTAGAGGTGCCGGATGGAAACATTTATGTATTGTAAATGGATTTCAAACAAAAAACCAGTGTTTGATGTTTGAATGGGCGGTTAAACATGTTCCGCCAAGAAATGCCGGAGGAATAAAAAACCGTATCAAAAAATTATACGCAGTTCTCAATAAAAATCATTGGACGAGCAATTCACCCGACGCATCCACAGTTCCATTAACATTGAAATGGAAAATACCAGTTGATTTTACTGGCATTGAGAGAATTGTTCCATCCTATGTGACTGACATTGATTTTTCTAATTCTAATACTTAATCAAATAACGAAATACAATATAAGGTTGCATGTTATTGTGTGCGCCTCCGCCGCCGGTGCTATTGATTGTGATACCGGTAGTCGCTGACGCAATAGCTCCGGCGACACTACCTGGAACAGTAGTATATTCCGAATATGAACCACCATTTCCACTATCATCTCCTTCAAGACCATTATTCCAATTATGAGTGTGTCCGGCGTCATTAATTGTGTGGTTATGTGAAGGCATCTCTCCAGTTGTCAATGTATGTGCTTCTTCGCCACCTGTATTACCGACTGCTCTTGCCGATAAACCAGCGCCAGTTCCTGCACCAACTGCTACACGACCTCTAATATCTGGAACATTGAAATTGTTTCCACTACCTCCATATGTATATCCTATCGCATTGAATAAGTTCAAATAAACCGCTTTCAATATGGATGAACCATCACAGTCTAACCATCCATTTGGAACATTTATTGCGGCGGATTGGACATATGGAATCAACATATAATTGTCAAGATAGTAATTACCTTTATTAGAGTAAAAATTGGTTGCTGTCATATCACCTCCAATGGTAAGATTTCCAGAAATATCTAAATTGCCTCCGATGGTTTCATTCTTATCAACATTTAGGTCACCATCACGAACTGGTGGTGCGTTGAACTTTGCCAATCTATTATCATAATATACATTTTGATTTGTAATATTTTATTTTTACATTGAGAGATTTTTATGCGTTGGTGAGTTTTACGCGTTGGTTAGTTTTACGCGTTGGTTAGTTTTACGCGTTGGTTAGTTTTACGCGTTGGTTAGTTTTACGCGTTGGTTAGTTTTACGCATGCGTTATTTTATTTACTTATTATATAATGAGCGCATCACCACTTACTAAGGACGAAATTATAGCGGAATTGAATAAAAACAATTTTGATTTTGAACTTCATCAAGAACATATCAATAATGAATTTATCAATGACATCGCAACAAAATTATACAATAAGGATAAGAATATCAACGATTTTGAAAAAGAACTTATTCAAAATGTGATTGATTACAATGAAGAAAATGAAAGTGATAATGCGCCTAATATGCAAAAATTGCTTGATATTTTTAGAGAGATGGGACTAATGCAAGAAGGTGGCAGAAAGTCCAGAAAAGTTAGAAAATCCAGAAAAGAGAGAAAATCCAGAAAAGAGAGAAAATCCAGAAAAGTTAGAAAAGAGAGAAAGTCAAGAAAAGTTAGAAAAGAGAGAAAATCCAGAAAATAAATAAATCTATACATATTATGCTTTCATTTTTATACTATAATATAC